GGGGCGATAACAAATCACTGCACGCTGATCAGGGCGGCCTGTTCCACGCGTTGGTCCAAGGCCCGGGCATGCGCGAACTGATCGACGCGGGCAGTCTGTGCGACTATCGCGTGTTTGCCCCTGAGTCTGGAATCAACGAGGCGCTTTTGCAGATCGGCAAAACAGGGGACTTCACTGCAAATTCCGCCAAGGCCGCGCAAAAAGCGGAACTGATCGGGGATGTGGTGGAAAGCTATCTGACACATATCCCAGGCAAGCAGGCAATCGTATTCGCGTCAGGGGTGCAGGATGCCAAGGACATTGCAGAGCAATTCATGGCGCGCGGCGTGTCGGCTGTGGCGCTGGATGGCACGAACAATGACAGTCACAGGATGGAGCAAGTCGCGCGGTTCGAGTCCGGTGATCTGCGCATCCTTACCAATACAGATTTGTTCGGAGAGGGATTTGACGTGCCAGCTTGTGAAGCGGTTATCATGGCCCGCCCAACTGCCAGCTTTGGTCTGTTCGTGCAACAGTTTGGCAGGGCGTTGCGACCGTTCGCGGGCAAGACCCACGGTGTGATCATCGACCACGTGGGCAACGTGGTGCGGATGGCGGCCAAGCATGGCCTGCCCGATACGCCGCGGACCTGGACGCTCTGGCAAGACGAGACGCGCAAGGCAAATGGCAATCCCGACGCGGTGCCGGTCAGGGTCTGCCCGGAATGCCTGCTGACGTATGAAGCCGTCGTGTTTGCCTGCCCACATTGTGGAGCGGCCCACGTCCCGGCGGGGCGGTCATCGCCGGATCAGGTGGACGGCGTGCTGTCTGAAATGTCGCTCGAATTGCTGGCGACGTTGCGCGCCGGGGCGGCCAAGATCCAAGCCGCCGAGCCTGCCATACCTTACGGCGCGTCTGAGATTGTGGCGGCGGGGATCCGGGCGCGGCACAGGCGAAACCAAGCGGCACAAACGTCCCTGTCCGATGCAATGCAGCGGTGGGGCGGGATGCGGCTGGCGGCGGGTGATGACGACACGGCCATGCAGGCGCGGTTCATGCATCGGTTCGGCGTGGATTGTATGACAGCACAGGGGCTGGCTGAGCGGGCTGCACTGGAATTGAGGGATGCTATTATGGAGGCTACACGATGACACTCAACACACAATTCCGGGCCAGCTTTGTCCGGCGCTGGCACACCAATCCCGATCTGGCGCAGACCGTTGACACGCTGGCGGGTCACGGCGGGCGGGTGGCGCGCATCATCCTCAATCTGTGGCCTGATGCCTCCAAGGCCTTGCTGCAATGGGCGTTGGTGCATGATGACGGGGAATCCGTGGTCGGGGATGTGCCGACCACGACAAAGGGCGCAACGGTCATTCACGAGCAAGAGCGGGCGGCGCTAGACCGTATATGGCCGGGACTGCCTGAATTGACGCCGGACGAATATGAGCGTCTCAAGTTTGCCGACAGGCTTGATGCCTGGATGTGGGCCAAACATCACGCGCCGCACGTGCAGGACAGTGACGGTTGGCCTGAGTGCCGCCGTTGGTTGGTTGAGCAGGCCGAGGCGCTGGGCGTGGCGGTGACGCTATGAGCATTTGACACGACCGTCAATAAATGGCAATAGTAACCCGAAGGAGTCTGACCGATGCCAAAACGAGTGAGAATGTCGCCGGAAGGTCGGCGCGAGGTGATCATAAAAGCGGCCATTGCCCTGACGCGTGAGGCCGACGGGTGTCTGGACTCATGGTCGCGCCAGGACGTGGCCAACAAATGCGTGCCGCCGACCAGCCCGGAAACGGTGAAGCATTATTTCAGCCAGCCCGATCTGCGCGAGACGGTGAGGGTGCTGCTGGATAAGTAACAGCTAGTCCCGGCTTTTCAAGGTTGACTTGTCACACATTACTTACCATAGTGGTAAACCTAAAGCAAGCGCACAAGGGGCATTATGGAAAAGCTAAACTATTATTTAGAGGGCCGAACGGCCCGTGAATTGGCGCGCGCTGTGGGTGTTTCTGAGGCTCACATATCCCGCCTGCGGCACGGTGAACAAACCCCGTCACTCAGTCTGGCACGGCGCATAAAGCAGGCAACAGATGGCGCTGTGGACTATGACGCGTGGGGGTTTGCCCAATGAAGCCGCTCTGCGGGCGGCTGTGCGGGCGCTGCTGGATAAGTAAAGCCCCGTCCGGTTTAAGGGACGGGGCTTGCCTTGCGCCTCGTATGGCGGTAGGGTGCAGGTGCTGAAACCGCAAGGTCTTTGTATCGCATCGTGTGGTGCGTGGCAAGCCCTTGCCCATATATAGGGCTTTTTCCATGACTAATATCAAAGCTATTGAGACCCGCTACAAGGGCTACCGGTTCCGCAGCCGCCTTGAGGCGCGCTGGGCCGTGTTCTTTGATGCGCTTGGCCTGACTTGGGAATATGAGCCGGAAGGTTTTGAAACCGATGCGGGATGGTATCTGCCGGACTTCCGTGTGATTACCCCGCAGGCGAAACCCATATGGTATGAGATCAAACCGCAAGGGCATGTTTCGGATGCAAAGATGAACGCATTTGAGGAAACACTTTGCGCCGATTTGGAGCCAAACCAATGTTCAACTGCGAGAGTGGCGCTGCTGTCAGGCGATCCGATTACAGTTTTGGCAAACCCTAAAGTCACAATTTGCCCGCGCTGCGGCTTTATTTGCGAGCCTGCATACGGCTTTGATGTGACTCGCGAAGAACATCCGCGCCTTTCACTATTTGAAATTTTGGTAGGATGCTGGCCTTGTGACATGGAAACACCTTCAGGTGGTGATAATGATTGGGAGAACGGTGTTTTTGGGCGCGGCGTGACTGCCCGCAAAGGATGGGTTCAAACCTTCAGCAGAGAAACGTCTATTCCAGAGGTTCACAGTGCGGCAGTCAAAGCCCGATCCGCCCGCTTCGAGCATGGTGAAACGCCGTGATTGATGCAGCGCAGTCTTACGTCGCGCGCGGATGGTGTGTGTTTCCCGCACCGATTGGCGAAAAGAAATCCCTTATGTCGGCAAAGAATGACCGACTTGGGCGCAAATGGGGAGCCACATGCGAACCTGATGATGTGGTCAATTACTGGAACAAATGGTCAAATGCTAACGTGGCCGTCGTCACCGGCCCTCAATCCGGCATATGGGTGTTGGACATAGACACGCCAGAAGGTCATGCCCGCGACGGGTTTGCCAGTCTCGCCGCACTGGTGGCGGAACACGGTCCGTTGCCTGAGACGCTGACGGCAGAGTCGCCAAGCGGCAGTCGTCACCTATACTTCAACTGGCCATCGGCAGGGGGCATCCGAAACACGACCAACGTCCCCGGCCCAGGGCTGGACGTGCGCGCCGAAGGCGGAATGGTCATTGCGCCGCCGTCTGTCAAACCTGACGGCGGGCGGTATATTTGGGTGAACGCTTCACCCGTGGCAGATGCACCGCAATGGCTTCTTGACATCGTTACGCCTGACGCACCACAGATGCCCGCGCCGCGCCGCGCCACACCACCCGCGCTGGGTGAGGTCGAGGAACTGCTGACATATATCGACCCGGACGCGGGCGGATATCAGGATTGGCAGAGGATAATATCTGCCATTCACGATGCGTCCGGCGGCTCAGACGACGGCATGCACCTGGCTGACAAATGGTCAGAACGCGGGGCGAACCATAAACCTGGTGAAGTGCAGGACAAATGGCCCACTTTTACATCGGGTAAAGGCGGCGGATCGGGCATGGGGTCGATAGGCTACCACGCAAAACAGGCCGGGGCGGATGTTGCAGCCATAGGGGCGCGACACCGCCTGTTGAACATGCCCGGCCCGTCTCACGTTCCAACCGGGATGATGCCAGACGCGCCGGGGCAGGGAATGCCGACAGCGCCACGGGCCGCGTCAGTGGTTGATATGATCTGTGCCAAGATACAGGAAAATCCGACCGTAGCCGTGGAGTTGCTGTCCGACGAAGTGGCGCAGCTGTCACCTGCCGATCGAGACAAGGTGTTGGCGGAGTGTAAGCCTCACGGCATCAAAACGGAAATGCAGGTGGCGGTAAAGAGGGCAATCAACGCCTACACGATTGCCAAAAGTGCAGTTACTGCGGCTGGCGTATCTGCCGGGCCCCTGAGTTTTTACTTCATCATCGAAAATGAGTTCGGGCAACCTGTGGTTATGGACAGGCGCGGCGGCATGCAGCCTCAATCGAGGGTAGCATTCAGAGATGCCAAAGCTGCTCTACCTGCCGTCATGATTATCGACCCGTCGTCAGGCAATGTCAGGGCAAAGTCCGCAGCAGATCATTGGTGGGAAGATCACGAAACGCCCCGGTATGATGCTACTGGTTATGACCCGGTGGTCGGTCTTGAATACACGGATAATAAAGGCCGCAAGATTCGCAACGTGTATCAGCCCGGTCACGACACACCGGCGGCGCCAGTTGGACCTGAAGCAATCGAACCGTTCCTTTATGTATTGAGGTCGAACTTCCCGAACACTGAAGACCAACAAATCTTACTACAGTATATGGCCCACGTTGTTCAGTTTCCTGGCATTCAGACGCGCTGGGCACCTGTCATGCAAGGCACCCAAGGGTGCGGTAAAGGCACCATATCCCAAGCCGTCACATACTGTCACGGGCGGGCAAATGTGGCTCATCCTTCGACCGACGTAATCGCCACTGACTTCAACGGGTATATGCACCGAAAGACATTCATCGTGGTGAATGAAATAGGCGATCACAGTAAACGAGAACTGTCCGCCATGTCCGAGAAAATCAAGCCGTGGATCACAGACGATCCTGTCCACATTCATGACAAGGGTAAAGGTTCAAGGGACACTCGGAATTTTACGAATTGGATATTCACGACAAATCACCTGCACTGCATGCTGGCCACACCTGGAGAGCGGCGTTACGCGCATTTCATTTCAGCCCTGCAAACCGAAGCCGACGCTTCACAGGCGTTTTATCCATCGTGGTGGACCGAAGGCGACGACTGGTGGGGCTCTTATTATGACTGGTGGGGTGCAGGCGGGGCCGAAGCGGTAAGAGGCTACCTGACGCATATGGCTGTTGCGCAGACACCTTCCCGCGCGCCTGTGACGTCTAGCACGGCTGATGCGATGAAGGCTGGTGACGGTGCGGCCCTCAGCCTGATCCGAGAAGCTATAACAGAGGGTGGGTCGGGCTTCAGGGGCGGGTGGGTGTCGCTCAACGCGGTGCGCGATCTGCTTGATGCTGAAGACGTTAAAATGCCAGCCGGTCAGTTCCTCGCCCGACAGCTTGAACAGATAGGGTATCGCCATTCAACCCGGTGTCACACGTCACCATCCGAAGCAAACCGCTTCCCCAAGGCACCGAATAGAAGCCGCATATATCATATCGAAAACAAGCCCGACACAGATCCCCAAGGTGTCATGGCACTGTATGACGCAGCGCAACGATTGGGTGATGACGGGCCGATTCGTTCAACAGTGGTCAAAATGCCCGGAATTTAAATTACTACAAATTAAAGCCCCGTCTCATTAAATTGTGGCGGGGCTTTTTAATGGCTTTGGCCCGGCTTGCTGGGTTCTGGCCCGGCTATCAAAAAGAGCCGGGCCAGGCATAACCTTATGAAATATAAGGCTTTTTTATAGTCTGTCCCAGCTATCCCAGATATTTGATAAATATAGAAGAGAAGAATAAGAGGACAAATGTTGCCGCTCTATAAATTAATTTGGTAAAATTCGCACACATTGTTTTTCACCATAGCGCCACTACTCACTAGCCGGGCCAGCTGGGACAACATTTGAAAAAGTGTTTAATATCAAATGTTTAAGGCTGGCCCGGCTCTTTTTGATAGCCGGGCCAGCACAAACCGCTTGCATATAACGGCAATAAGCGGCAATATTACCCAAACGCAACCGGAGGAACACCATGCAGATGCCCCGCAACGGATTTGACAGCCTGGCCGCAGTGGCCCGCCTGAACACGGACAACACGTCACATCACCGGGAACGCTGGCCGTCTCTGGATTGGGTGTGGGATGAACTGGACGATCTGCGCCGCTGGCAGGACGAGGCAATTGAAGCGGAGGACCATGCCGCGCTTGAAGCGGAGCGTGACGCGCTGTCAGAGGCCGCAGAACAGCGTGACGCGCTGTCCGAGGCCGTCCGGCTGCTGTTAGAGCCCGAGCCGGATATGGAGCGCGTGCAGGACATTCTGATGGGGGGCTGGTGATGACCGATACTGACGAGCAAGCTGCACGCATGCGGGCCCTGTGGTCTGCGGTGGTATTAACATCAATCAATGACGCAATTCGCCATGCCTCAAGGGAACCCAAAAAGAACAAAGGCCGGGCGCTGAAAACCCTGACACTGTGGGCAAACTCGCGGGACGGTCGGGAAGTGTTCAGTCTGGCTGGTATCAACCCTGACAAGCGTACCACTGACTGCATGGTAGCATTCGCGGCCAAGGGTGAGCCACCCACAATGTCGCGCAGAAAAGGGGCGAAGCTGTGACGAAATTTCCCTCATATAAGACGGTTCCGACCGCTAGCCTGATACCCTACGTACGCAACGCCCGGACTCACAGCCCCGCTCAGGTGGACAAGATTGCTGCTTCGATCCGTGAATTTGGGTTCCTCAACCCGATCATTACGGACGGGCAAAACGGCATTGTCGCGGGCCACGGGCGCGTCATGGCGGCCCAGAAGCTAGGGCTTGATACGCTGCCGACGATTGACGCGGCGCACCTGACCGAGGCGCAGCGGCGCGCCTATGTGCTGGCAGACAACAGGCTGGCACTGGACGCCGGATGGGACAACGACCTGCTCAAGATCGAATTGCAGGATCTGGACGCGGCGGGCTTTGACCTGACGCTGACGGGGTTTGACTTGGACGAGTTGACAGTGCTGTTCGACAACCCTACGTTTGCGCCTGGCACTGAGGGCGATCAGGGGCGACTTGATGAGCTTGCGCCGAAGATCGTGACATGCCCGCACTGCAACGCGGAATGGGACTTGAGGGAACATGGCCAAGGCTGATCTGCGCATAGACTGGGCAACTCATGCAGCGGCTAAGTACGCTTGTGAGAATTGGCATTATAGCGGGTGTATTCCTAAATCAAAGATAGTCAAGTTTGGAATTTGGGAATCTAATATATATAAGGGGGCGATTGTTTACGGCGTTGGCGCGACGGCCAATCTGTTAAAGGCTTATGGATTGGGTCAAAATGAGGGATGCGAACTTGTCCGCATAGCACTTAAAGACCACGACGCTGAGGTTAGCAGGATCATAGCAATATCTTTGATGCTTTTGAAAAAGAACTTTCAGGGTCTGAGACTTGTCGTATCTTTTGCTGATCCAGAACAAGGACACCACGGCGGGGTTTATCAGGCTTCTGGGTGGTTGTTTTCGGGCAACTCATCGGCTTCAAACGAATACATTTATAAAGGTAAAAGATGGCAAGGGCGCTCATTCCGAAACAGCTTTAAAGGCATGGAAAACCACCCAGATGTGAAAACTGTAAAGGGTAGCAGTAAACACCGATATCTAATGCCACTTGACGCTGCAATGCGTGCGCAGATACAACATCTGTCTAAGCCATACCCTAAGCGTGTGAAGCAAGCGATGGCAGGCGTCCAGCCTGAACAGCGGCGGGGTAGCACCGACCCACACGTTCCAACTTGTCAACCATAATTACCTGCGCTATATTTAACGTATGGATGGAATGCCTAAAAAACCCTGTGGCCGCAAACAGCACGCGCCAAGCGATGCGCAGCGCCAGCTTGTCCAGCTTCACGCGACGGTTG